GCGGATTCTTCTTGCTCAGTTGCATCTTGACCTGAAACGCCTTGGGTTCGCCAAGCTCCCTAGCAATATCTCTCACAAGCTCATCTACTTGGTCAGCAAAGTTATCCACAGGCAAATCCCATCTGCTAAGCATATGCATTAGGTATGCATTAGAAAAAAAAGCATTAGATGTGCATACCTAATGCATTAGTGCAGTTCAAATGCATTAGCTAAGCATATGCATATGCTTAGCATGTCGCTTTTCACGAAGCGAAGCGTACAACCAGGCCAAAAACCTGTCAAGCACTAAGTGATTCACATGGTCAAAAAGGCAGAGAATATGGTGACAAAAGCCTAGACCATGGTGACAAGGTGACTAATTCGCCTTGCCTTTCCCTAAGCACTCTTTGCACACTTCAATGGATCGCTGCTTCTTCACGCCTGGTAAATCAAACGTGGGTGACTCTTTGACAACCCAGAAGAAACCTTCGCCAAAACAGTTAGCGCAGATATCATCCTCAAAGAACCTAGCAAACGCCTTTGCAATGCGCTTCTCACGCTCGTCGCAAATGTTTGCGCGTACTTCACGATCATCTAGTGTATTCATGGCTTCAATCCCCCGATTCTTCAGCCTCGATCATGGCTGCCGCAACAGCCTCATTTTTCAACGACACCATCGTCGCTAAAAATTCATGCACCTGGCGAACAGACTTACAGACAACCCAGTAGCACCCGAGTGCTTGCAAGTTGTCGCCGATCCGTTGCTGATTGTCAGACACACGCCCACCGCGCTTGCGCTTCAGTTCGATGAAGACAGCAGCAGGAGGAACGCCAGGAAGAAACTCAGATGGTGGCAAGAACAATTCAAGATCAGGCCAACCAGATTGAAAGCCCATCGCCTTCAGCTTGAGCTTGTAATTAACGTGTCGATTACCTTCGTTTGGAGAGTGGTGATACAAAGATTTGGGGGGCAGGACGCTATCGAGGTACTGGATAACTCGCTTGTGCAGCGTCTCTTCAGTTTCGACGCAGGTAGAAGTCGTTTGGCGTGACCGTACCATTTGTTGCCGTTAGTATCCTCTCCATGTACTTGACTGTCGGAATCACTTTGTCCTCCGACCCGAAAGGCCTGCACCATCTACGCACCATGGTTGCATGGCTTGCACCGACTAACTTCGCCAGTTTCGCGTAGCTCAGACCCTTATTTTTTCGCCATTGTTCTAACGTCATGCCTCGTATTGTCAGGCATTTGTCACGAAACGTCAAACCTATTCTACTTTAGTCGTATGCTTGTCATTTTGTGTCACTTTGGCGTTGACGGACAAAGACACGGCAAGTACAGTTGCAGTACAACAGTAACAAACACGGGAGTAACAAATGACATTAAATGAAATGGCAGCAGTCCTGAGGGAAGCACTGGAGGACGAGCGCAGAGAGCTTGGAACACTACGCACACAGATTGCGTACATCCAGGAGCGCATGGATCGCATGATTGACGTTGCGATTGGCTTAGAACACGAATCCAAGGAGTCAGACAATGGGTAAACCAGTATCCGACATTGGCAAGCAGTTAATGGATTTCATGGAGGAACTGACTTTCGAAGTCGTGCAGCGCGGAGGCATCCATGAGATCAGCAACGAAGAATTAGAAAGGATGTTTGAAGAGATCGGGGAGAAGCACAATGGCGAAAACACTGCCAATACCTGAGTGGGCAAGACGACACAATTACTACTGGCACTCAAACCCAAAGAGCAAGACCAGGAGTAAGACGCTGTTCGACAAGTGCGTCATCAGGCCAAAGATCAAGAAGTGTTGGGACATCATCAAGAGCGATCATTCAATACCAGAAGACGTTGAGGATGCTTGGAAGACAATCTATCGGATTGACCCTGCTTACAATCATTCAGACAACGCAAACATGCTTGGCGGTAGAGTTGTTCAATCGGCTTGCGACATGATCCTGATTGAGAACAAAGACCCAGCCGAAGTGCTTGACTGGGCAAACCAGAAGTTCATGGCTTACGTACCGAGAGACTGGGATGGCGGAACAGATGCCGACAAGTGGTCAAAGTACATTGAAGAAGTGCCAGACATCATCAGGAACTCAGTCGAGGGGCTGAGGGAAGCGATGCATGGGCAGCCGATCTTTGGTGAGACTGAACTGTACGGACATCTGCCACACAACGAGCTAGGCCACAAGAACCTGCCAGACTATGTTGGTGTGGGTGACCTGAAGACTAAGTGGTCTCGCAAGAACTCGCGCAGTAAGTCAGGGTTCGCAACCAACAGCCTACCCAAAGACTTGAGTGGGCAGTTTGAAATGGCAAACGTCTACCAGGTTGCAGGTGGTTGGTACATCAACGGCAAACGACCTGTTTGGTTACTTTATGTCAACAAGGACGACTATCGTTTATTCAATGAAGCGAATTGCGATCAGTTGCAGCCTGAGTTTCTTGAGGATGTTGTGAAAGATACCGCGATGCATCACAAGGTGACGGAGAAAATGCTGTTGCTTGCCGACAATACCAGTGACCTGATGGAGCTTGTGTCTCCAGAGTGGGATCAGTTGTGTTGGCAGGAACCGCCAGGTTACTTAGAAGAAGCGCATCGCCTGTTCAAGATATGAAGACGATCATCGAGCAACTATTGATGTGTTCGATCATGGTTGCGCTGTTTGTGTTTAGCCTGATTATTGGAGACCTACTGTGAACAGTGAGAAAGTGTTTAGAAAACTCAAAAAAACGTACATAAAGATGCTCAGATGTTATGCGCTTCGACATATGGAAAAGGCACATAAGCTTGAAGACAAGGCGATGTTGCTTGAGTTCAAGATGAAGGAAAAGAACACATGATTTTTACAGCATTATACTTGACAAGCATTGTCGCGGTTAATTTTGCGTTTTCAATGCTTCCAATGATTGAGTTGCCATTTAATCAAAATATTCCAATCGGAACATTTTTGGTTGGCTTTATTTTTGTATTGCGTGATTACGCACAGCGAGAGATTGGAAACTGGATTTACCTAGCAATGATTGCAGGTGTTCTTGTGTCTTACTTTATGGCTGATCCATTCGTAGCTGTCGCATCTGCGATTGCTTTCGGCCTGTCTGAATTAGTTGATGCAATCGTATTTACTTACACCAAGAAATCAATGCGAGACAGGATATTGCTTTCATCTGCCGCATCTACACCTGTTGATTCCGCTGTTTTCTTGCTCATGCTTGGATTCTTCAATTGGCTAGGATTCATCATCATGATTGCTGTCAAAATGATTGGCGCATTGATCGTTTGGCGAGCATTAAAGTGATTCATTATCACGGCACACCTCTGACACCTCGCGCAGAGTTGTACAAGATGGCAGGGAAGCATTTTTGCGTGTCCTTTGCACATCCGCATGATTCGGAAGTATGTATGCAGATCGGGCAAAGTGTCATGTGGGACAACGGTGCTTTCACTACGTTCACGCAAGGCAAAGAGTTTGATACTAAAAAGTTCTACGACTGGGTTCATCCTAGATTGGGACATCCACATTGGGCTGTGATTCCAGATGTCATTGATGGCACTTTAGAGCAGCAGAAGGAAAGGTTGAAAGATTGGCCTTTTTCTGTGGACTTTGCCGCACCTGTTTGGCATTTAGGGTTGCCGACTGATTACTTGCTTGAACTAACAGACAGTTATCCGAAAATTTGTTTTGGATCGTCTGGACAATTTTGGCAAGTCGGGTCACCTGCGTGGGAAAAACGATGTGATCAGGCGTTCGATGCTCTTGCAAAACATCGTACATATTTGCCGTGGGTTCATATGCTACGAGGATTGGCGCAAGCAGGAAAAAAATGGCCGTTTGCATCTGCGGATAGCGTCAACGTAGCTCGCAACTTTAAAAACGGAAATAGAAAGTGTCCTGAACGTATGGCGCGTGAAATCGACTCGATACAAACGCCGTTGCACTGGGAAATCAGAGTAGAAGATCAATTGGAGTTGTTACAGGAGAAGAACACATGAGTGGCGATCACGACAAGTATCACATGAAGGTGGAAGTGGTGAAGCGTGAGTGGGTTGGGCTGACGGATGAGGAGATAGCTTGCTTATGGGGTCACTCTTGGTATGGAAACGCAGAGTTTGTCAAACACTTTGGCAGAAAATTAGAGGCCAAGCTAAAGGAGAAGAACACATGAGCGAAGCAAAAGAACACATGAGCGGCGATCACGACAAGTATTTCGCGGCTTATGAAGTTGATTGGGAAAACCTGTCGCTTGCGGAGATTGACGCGATTGCAGATCGTATCAAAGAGGATGAGCTATCGGTTAAAACATCAACGTGGCACATCCGATTCGCTCAGGCGGTGCAGAGGAAGCTCAAGGAGAAGAACACATGAGTGAACAAAATGTAATTAAATTCTTACGGAACCCTGCTGTTGCGTTTTGCCTTGGCTACTTAACTGCTTGTTTGTGGCTAGTATCGACTTAACGAGTGAAGGAGAAGAACACATGAGCCTTAAAGAAATACAAGAGTTGCTAGGGAAACATCAGAGTTGCCTGCACTGCGGGAGGAACACATGAAGGACTTCACCGAAGCGGCAAAGAATGAAGCAACTGTTCGATTGGCAGACGGTAACACTGTTCGCATACATTTTAATCCTTCTGGCACGGAAGGTTGGTTAGAAGATGTGATTATTGCTTACGAAGAAGATGACACTATCTTGTCTTGGGATGTAGACGGCAAGGCACACGCAGTAGGTGTTCCTGACATTGCGGAGGAGAAGCTAAAGGAGAAGAACACATGAGTAATGCAACTGCATTACTGGTTTAACAAATTTGTTATTTGCGTACTCATACTACGCATATCGGCATATTTTTAAACCGTCAAAGTGCATATAAGTGTTAAAGATGCCCAAAATATCGTACATAAAAGTGCGAAATGTCGAAAATATCGGCTTTATTAGACATAGGAGAACGACATGAAAACAGGGGAATACTACGGGACGCATTGGTATTGGGATGCGGACGACAACGAATACGAGCTGTTAGCGCTCTGGTATTTCGAGCGGAGCTATCCAGAAATGCCGGACAGTTGGGAGCTGAAATCCTTAGATGTTGAAGAAGGCGGCGAACTGGACGTTACCAAAGGTAGCGCCGTGTGGAATTACGTTGAAAAAGACGGCCCGCCGTCAGATCTTACCGAGGTGGACTACCTATGAATCGAGAAGAGTTTTTAGAACAGGCGGCAGAACTCATTTCTGCGGCACGGGACGAGGTCTACGGTGATCCGCTCACGAACCATCAACGGATCGCAGACTTGTGGTCCGCTATTTTGAGCATTAACGTGGAGCCCGAAGAAGTCGTGCTTTGCATGATTGCAGTAAAAATGAGTCGTTTATGCAACACATTCGACCATAAAGACTCATGGGTGGACATCGCCGGCTATGCGGCATTAGGTGGAGAAATATGTAATGACTCAAGATCAACTGAATCAGATTCGTAAAGAATACCCACGGGAAACCGAAATGAGCATTGATGACATGTATCAATGGACCACAGCGGCCTTGGTAAAAGAACTACTCCGGTGGATGCCAAAGTCTGAATTTATGAAACACGTCTATCAATGGGAAAAGGACATCAAGAATGACTGAATACGACAACACCAACCGCGGAGCGATCTGGGGCAACAAAGACAAAACAACCGACACGCACCCCGACTTCAAAGGTGAAGCCAATATCGACGGCAAGGACTACTGGGTTGCCGCATGGAAGCGCAAGGAAGGGGCGAATCCAAAAGCGCCGAGCCTGCGCTTTAAGTTCGAGCTCAAAGAAGATCCAAACGATGCACGAGACGTGGGCTAATTTCATTCTTTGGACAGTGATATTCATCTGCCCCATTTGGTATTGGTGGCTAGGGAGAGGTAAATGAGTTTGCAAATGGCGATGTTTACGCCGAAAACAGAGTGGGTGCCGCCGGCCGAGCTCCCCGACCTAAGCAGTGCCAAGCGCATTGCCATTGACGTCGAAACACGCGACCCAGACATCAAAACCATGGGCCCCGGATGGGCGACCGGTAACGGTGAGGTGGTAGGCTACGCCATCGCGACCGACGATTGGTCCGGCTATATTCCTGTCGGCCATAAAGGCGGCGGCAATCTGGACAAGCGGATTGTATCCAAGTGGCTACAAAAGGTTTTTGATCTGCCGTGCGAAAAGATTATGCACAACGCGCAATACGACGCCGGATGGATCAAGCGCGAAGGCTTCACACTGAACGGCCGCATCATTGATACGATGCTGATCGGCAGTCTGCTTGACGAAAACCGCTACAGCTACAGTCTCAACGCGCTCGCTTTTGATCTGCTTGGCAAAACCAAATCAGAAAAAGAGCTGACCGAAGCGGCCCGAACCTTTGGTCTCGACCCCAAAGCCGAGATGTGGAAGATGCCGGCCATGTACGTCGGCCCCTATGCCGAGGTGGACGCCCAGTTAGCGCTCGAGCTCTGGAACTATATGCGCGTCGAAGTCGGTAAAGAAGGACTGTGGGACATCGTCAATCTGGAACTGGACTTGCTCCCGTGCCTTGTAGACATGACATTCCGCGGCGTTCGAGTGGACATGGACCGCGCTGAACGGACCAGAGACCAATTATTGAAGCGCGAGAAGGCTGTTTTAGCCGAAATCAAGCGTCAAGCAGGGTTCGGCGTCGAAATTTGGGCGGCACAATCGCTCTCAAAAGCGTTTGACAGCATCGGAATCCAATATCCGACGACCGAAAAGGGCGCTCCATCGTTCACCAAGAACTATTTAAACGAGCAAAACCACCCATTCGCCAAGCTGATCGTCGAAGCGCGGAACCTCAACAAGACCTCCGGCACGTTCATCAATAACATTTTAAAATTTTGTAACAAAGACGGCCGCATCCACGGGCATATCAATCAAAACCGGTCTGATCAGGGCGGTACGGTGTCCGGACGGCTGTCAATGAACAACCCCAACTTGCAACAGATCCCTGCCCGAGATCCAGAACTTGGACCAATGATCCGCAGTCTGTTCTTGCCAGAAGAAGGTGAGCAGTGGGCGGCCATCGATTTCTCGCAACAGGAACCACGGATCTTGGTTCACTACGCGCATGTGTACGGTAAAGCGCGCGGCATCCCATTGCAAGGAGCCCAAGAGTTCGTACAACGTTATAACGAAGACCCAAGCACCGACTTCCATACCATGGTGGCCGAAATGGCAGGCATCGGCCGGAAGCAGGCCAAGACAATCAACCTTGGCATGATGTACGGCATGGGCGTCAACAAGCTGTCCGAGCAACTCGACATCCCCGTCGAAGAAGCCAAAAGCTTGATCAGTCAGTACCACGACCGCGTTCCGTTTGTGAAAGGACTCATGAACGGTGTGATGAACCGCCTCAATGAAAAAGAGGCGTCTGGATCAATCCGCTCTATCTTGGGCCGCAAGTGCCGCTTCGATCTGTGGGAGCCAGACAGCTTTGCCATGAACAAAGCCTTGCCTTACCGTGATGCCGTCAAAGAATACGGCGAAACCACCCGTCTGAAGCGCGCGTTCACCTACAAAGCGCTCAACAGACTGATCCAAGCATCGGCCGCGGATATGACCAAGCAAGCCATGGTCAATCTGTACAAAGAGGGGCATCTACCACTGGTGCAAATTCATGATGAAATCGCCATGTCAGTCAAGGATCGAGATCAAGCTTTAACATTTGCAAAAATTATGGAGTCTGCTGTACCTTTAGAAGTACCCAACAAATGCGACGTCGAAGTTGGACCGTCGTGGGGAGAAGCGGTGTAGCCTAAAGGCTACATAAGCTAACTGCTTCGTTTTTCATTTGAGATTACCCCTTGATGACTCTTAGCCCGCAAGGATGCGGGCTTTTTTTCGTCTCTACACCCGCAGGGTTGTTGATTCTCTTGTATATTCCGATACGTTCGCATATAATCGCAGACAAATGAGGAGAGATTATGGATACCAAACGTTGGAAAAGCGTCCTCGTGCCTCGCGAGGTCTATGATGAAATCAAACAACTGGCTCAAGACGAAGGGCGGACCATCTCTGGTCAGCTCCGGCTGATTTTTGAAACCTATGTGGATAACGGGTACGACAAAAAACATTCGTATGACCCGAAGAAAGATCCACGTCGGATGAACGTGTACGACTGATCACGGAACTACGGGAGAAGTTCAATGAAGGTTTACAGAATCACAGACAACGGAACCGGCGAGATCTTTTACGCCGATTCTTATCCACGCGTTCGTAAATACAAACTCGAATCCGAAAACCCCGAGCTCATTACCGTCGAAGAATTTGAGTACGACTATAAGTGGCAACTGATTGTTCTACTTAATGACGCGCTCAAAACGGGAATGGAACGTCATGAAACCGCAATTTGATCCTGATCTAATCTGGTTGCTACCTGTAATGGTAGGATTACTCTATGTATTCCACTATCTGATTTATGGGTTTCTGCCGATATGAACAAATTTGTTACTAAAATCCGCAAAAAATTACTACGCACACACGTCAAAATGCTGAGCGCCTACGCTCGGAAGAAACTAAAACGCGCATATGAACTTGAGGACAAAGCAATTTGGCTCGAGCTTGAACTGCGTGAAATTGAAAAACAGGAGAAGTCCACATGATTACGCTTAATTACACTCGTCAAAACCACGGCGCACACAACGGCGTTCGTAGCATCCAGTTTGTACTCGACGAAACAATGGGTCTCGACGGTATGCTTCACGAGCTGACGCAATTCCTGCGCGCAATGGGATACCCTATTGATTCCGATGAAACGCTCATGGTCCTGACTCAAGATGAATTGGACGCGATCTACGCCCCAGTAGACGACCAAGAAATCGAAAAAATCATGAAAGAGCTTGTCGAAGATGACGACAAAGAATGATAGTAGCGGGTTAATTAAAGAAGTCAGCGAGGAACAACTCGACCTCAATCAGCAAGCCTACGACCAAGAATTTGGCGAAGAAGTCGGCAAGCGATTGAGAGCGAACCGCTGTCCGCGGTGCGATGGCCAGTTAGCACGGATCGCGGACCACGGGTCAGACAGACGATACTGTCAAACATGCCGGATGACTGTTATCGACGATGTCTGACATCGTTCATCGCCTCGCCGTCAAAGCAGGGATTCGATACATTGAGGGCATGGAGCTCTGCAATGGGCGGTCTTACATCGCCTACCCCGAAGAACTTACAGAATTCGCGCGCCTTGTTGGGGAGATTGCCCGCAAGGATGAGAGACAAAAGCTATTAGGGGACAAAAATAAGAGTCAAAAAACGCTTAAATGACTAAAATAAGCGGCAAAAGCTATTAAATGGTGAAAAAGGTTTGCACAATTCTCATAACGCGCTATAGTTTGCACAACTATTCCCGTAGTTGACCCCAAGCCCCGATGGACCCCTCCATAGTCCTCGGGGCTTTTTTTCGTCTGTAGTGTTGACATGTATGCGATAAACGACTAATGTCCAAATCTCAACTACACGGGAGAACCGAAATGGCAAAGTATACAGTCCGAGTGACCACTTACTATCCAAGCTTCGTTGTCGAAGCGGATAGCGAACAAGAAGCCTTAGAGTTGGCGTACACCACGCCTTGGCCAAACGACGCCCAGTCGTTTTTTGACGTTGAGGAGAACGACAATGACATCACTAAATGATATTGAACGCGCCGAACTGGCGCGCCTCCGTCTGCAAACAAAAGCCTTGCGGGACGAAATTGCACAATTAAAAACACGGCTCGAAACCTATCAAGTGCCTATAGACGTCCAAGAGGTTGTCACCTCATTGGAGTCCGTAATCGACAAAGACATGCCCGTCTATGTCTACGACCTTTCCACAGATGAAAGTTACCCTCTGCTGTTAGTCGATCCGACCATCAGCGACCGCGTTGACCTCAACTTCAGATCAAAACAGGAGGAGCTGTAAATGAAAGTCACAATCGAAATGACACCCGAAGAATTCAAAGAACTCTTTGTGCCGTCAGAAAAACAGTCGGAATTCGCCGTCGAAGCCTACAACGCCTATGTTAAAATGTTCCATGAGTCGATGATGCAAAATATCGACCCGCACAACATGTTTAGACCCAAAGAACCTCGGAATTAACGCAACTAAATGTAGCTTTTAGGCTACACACTACATTGTAGTGTGATTTATAAACTACGGGAGACCTACACCAATGGAAAAACGACCACACCTCATTCGTGGGTACGACGGCAACCTGACCATCGACTCATGCCACCAACTCTGCATCTACATGGCCGAAGAAGCAGAAATCAACGAAGAAATAGAAAATGCCAAAGATTGGTGGCTCGAAGCCAATCTCTACAAAGCCGAACTCGAACTCGGGCTCGTCGGCTACTCCAAAAACCCAGTCGTCGAACGCGAAATCGAAAGAAACCGTGAAGCGTGGGACGCAGTGACAGAACGACTGACATTGCCTCAAAGTGCGTAAAACACACCAATCAACGTAACTGTTACACGGTTCGTGGTTCGCGGGAAATAGGCCGCGGATCACGGATCACGGTGCTTTCAGCGTTTTCGGTTACAAAAGTTACTCGTTACTTATATAGCCGGAAAATTATAAAAAATATTTTTTGCAAATCAGGCCGTAACCGGTGTAACCGTGTAACCAATAGGCCTCTATCCCTTATGTAGTAAGACTTTCAGAGGTTACATAAACTAGTTACACCTGTAACCATCAAATATGTAACCAAGAATCAATAAATCAGATGTGCGTTAGGCGGGGGTTGGAGAAATTTTTTGTGTCTTTAATTTTCTGGCTATATATAAAGAAAGGCTTTATTTTATACTCTGCAAACGACTATTAACTATCTGGAGGAAAATAATGCCGAGGGTTAAAAGAGATCCTGTGAAAGATAAGGACAAGCTTGCCCAACTGTCTAAGCAGCCCCTGACGCGAAAGCAAGAACTGTTCGTGAAAGAACTGGTCAGCAATGATGGACAGATCACCGCAAGAGAAGCGGCGATTAATGCGGGATTCCCTGCATCAAGCGCTCACGCTAGAGCCTATGAAATGATGAATCCCAACATTTGTCCGCACGTTGTTGCTGAAGTGAAGCGGTATCGAGATGAACTGGATGCTAAATATGCTGTGAACTATCAGCGGCACTTAAGAGACTTGCAGACAATCCGTGATCAAGCTTTGCAGAACGGGGCATATTCTGCGGCTGTTCAAGCGGAGTATCGTCGAGGCCAAGCGCACGGCGACATCTATGTCAGTAAATCAGAAATTAGACACGGCTCGATTGATTCAATGAGCAAAGAAGAAGTCATGAAAGCATTAGAGGAACTAAGGAAAAGCTATGACGCAAACATTATCGACATCACTCCCCAAGGATCACACGATGCCGAGGACGGCGATGAAGCGGGAGAGCGGATTTTACAAGCAAGTGAAGGAGAGTCTGAAGAACTCCAAGAGGAATCTGATTCTGACGAGACTTGAAACGTGGGCAATGCCCGGAGTGCCAGACCTTTTGGTCTGCGATGAGTCCGGCAAGCTACACCTTATTGAACTTAAATTTACAAAAACCAATGCGGTTGAGTTGCGGCCGCATCAGGTTTCGTTTTTGAGCAAGCACAAACACGCGTCAACTTGGATTCTGGTCAAGA